AGCATATTTAAGATATGAAAGAAATTAAGATATGAAAGAAGTACAAATAAATATACCGTCTATAGGTTTCCCTAGTCAGTTTGTTTCAGACTCAGTCAAAGAAACAAAGGAGTTCGGTTTGAAAGTTGGAGAAAGTATCCAATACGACTGGTTCAAAAAGGACGGGAACGGTAGGTTCTACGAACAGGCTAGAGACTTCGATCGCTTGAGAAAATATGCACGGGGGGAACAGAGTGTGGCGAAATATAAAAATGAATTAGCAATAGATGGGGATTTATCATATCTAAATTTGAATTGGGAGCCAATACCTATTATACCGAAATTTGTTGATATCGTGGTGAATGGTATGTCGGATCGACTATTCAAAGTGTCAGCTTATGCGCAGGATGCTTTGTCACAGTCGAAAAGAAATAAATACCAAGATCTCATTCAAGGGCAAATGGCTGCCCGACCTGTGTTAGAGATAATTCAACAGGAGACAGGTGCGAATCCTTTCATCACTGACCCTAACGAACTCCCTGAGAACGATGAAGAGCTGTCGCTTTTTATGCAACTTCATTACAAACCTGCTATTGAGATAGCGGAAGAGCAGGCAATAGAAACTCTTTTAGCAGAGAATAAATACTCCGATGTTCGGTGGAGAACAGATTATGATATCACTGTTTTAGGAATTGGTATCCAAAAGCATGAGTTCAATTACGGATCGGGAGTAGAGATATCTTATGTAGACCCTGCCAATGTGGTATACTCATATACAGATGATCCACATTTTAAAGATTGCTACTACTTTGGAGAGGTAAAGACTGTTCCGATAACGGAGCTTCCTAAGATCGATCCTACGCTAACCAATGAAGATTTGGAGACTATCTCTAAGTACTCACAGAGTTGGGCAAACTACTTTAACTTAAATCAGAACAGTGGTGACGATGTGTTCTATAGGGATACAGCTACGCTGTTATATTATAATTATAAGACTACAAAAAAAGTTGTATATAAGAAAAAGATATTAGCTACAGGAGGTAGCAGAGTAATAGAGAAGGACGATACCTTTAACCCTAGTCAGGAGATGTTGGATGAGGGAAGGTTCGAAAAGATTGAGAAGACTATAGATGTGTGGTATGAGGGAGTTATGGTAATGGGAACTAATATAGTTTTAAAGTGGGAGTTATCGAAGAACATGGTCCGTCCGAAGTCATCTAGCCAACATGCGTTACCTAATTACGTAGCTGTTGCTCCACGAATGTATAAGGGTGTAATTGAATCGTTAGTTAGAAGGATGATACCATTTGCTGATTTGATTCAGATGGTCCATTTAAAACTTCAACAGGTACTTACACGGATTGTTCCTGACGGTGTGTACATAGATGCTGATGGTATCAATGACATAGACTTAGGAACGGGTGCAGCGTATAACCCTGAGGATGCATTAAGGATGTATTTTCAAACAGGTAGTGTTATAGGTAGGTCATATACTGTTGACGGGGAGTACAATCATGCGAAGATACCAATCAAAGAGCTGCAGTCCTCTTCGGGGGCATCTAAGACGCAGATGCTTTTTGCGAGTTACAATCATTACTTAGACATGATCAGGACTGTTACGGGTTTAAATGAGGCGAGAGATGCATCAAAACCTGATCCTGACTCATTAGTTGGTTTACAGAAGTTGGCTGCGTTAAACTCCAACACTGCTACCCGACATATATTAGACGGTAGTTTATACCTATATAGATCTATATCAGAGGCATTAACGTATAGGATAGCGGATGTATTAGAGTACTCAGACTTTAAGGATGACTTCATAAATAAGATAGGGAAGTATAACGTTAGTATATTAGATGAGATATCTGATTTATATATATACGACTTTGGTATCTTTATAGAGATAGCTCCTGATGAAGAAGAGAAAGCTCAGTTGGAGCAGAATATACAGATGGCTTTATCTAGGGATAGTATAAACTTAGAGGATGCTATTGACATAAGAAGTATGCGTAACATAAAGATAGCCAATCAGTTACTGAAATTAAAGCGTAAGAAGAAGCAGGAGCGTGAGGAAAAGATGGAGATGCAGAAGCAGTCTATGATAGCGCAGCAGAATATGCAGTCACAACAAATGGCAGCAGGTATAGCTATGCAGAAAGAAAAGGCACAATTAGAAAGTAAGATGCAATTAAAACAGGCTGAGGTAGCTTTTGATATAGAGAAGATGAAGAATCAGGCAGCATTAAAAAGTAGGTTAATGAAGGAAGAGTTCGATTATAACATGCAGTTAAACGGTTTAACAGAGGAAATGTTACAGGCGAGGGAGAATGAGAGGGAAGCAGCTAAGTCTGATCGTATAAGTCAACAGAATACAGAGCAATCGAAACTAATAAACCAAAGGAGAAACAACCTTCCTCCGCAGAAGTTTGAGTCGAATGAGGACAGTTTAGACGGGTTTGATTTGTCTGAATTTGATCCTAGATAATTATATAAAAAATTTCATATCTTTGTAATAATTAAATTTAATTAAAATGATTGTAAAAGAAGTAAAAGAAGTTGAACAGAAGTCTATTCAGGAAGTTGAATCGGCATTAATTGAAAAGAAGGAGCAAATTGAGAGTGGTAAAATGGATAGTAGTGAGGCGATTGTCGCAGATACTACAGAAGATAGTGACAAAAGTCAGCCTGAATTACAGGAGGATGACATATTATACTTTATCAAGTCAAAGTATAATAAAGAGTTGACTTCTATCGATCAGTTGTTTCAGGAAAGAGAGGAAGCACCTGCAATCCCTGAGGACGTATCTGCTTACTTAGAGTATAAAAATAAGACAGGCAGAGGGTTTGAAGACTATGTGAAACTGAATAGAGACTTTGATGCCATTGACGAAAATCAGTTATTAAAAGAATATTTCTTATCTACAGAAGAAGCGTTGGACAGTGATGATGTAGGGTTTATGTTAGAAGAGTTTAATTACGACGAAGAGTTAGATGAGGAAATTGATATAAAGAAAAAAAGATTAGCTAAAAAGAAAGCTATTGCTAAAGCCAAAAATTACTTCAATGAACAGAAAGAGATGTACAACCAACCGCATGAGTCTATGTCGGGTGGGATCTCCGAAGAAGAAAAGAAGGAATTAGAGGAATATAAGCAATATATTTCTTCGGCTAAGAATAATGAGGAAGAGCTTAAGAAGAAGAGAGAATGGTTTATTAAACAAACTGACGATGTGTTTTCTGATTTCAAAGGTTTTGATTTCAATATAGGAGATACAAAGGTGGTGTTTAAGCCAGGTTCTGCGGAAGATTTAAAGCGGATGAATCTTGACTCAACAAACTTTATAAAGAAGTTTATGGGTGATGATGGTCTAATTAAAGATGCCGTTGGTTATCATAAAGCTCTATCTATCGCAATGGATCCTGACAGATTTGCAAAGCATTTCTATGATCAGGGTGCGTCCGATGCAACTGACGGTGTGACTCGCAAAATTAAAAATATCGATATGACTGAGCGTGGGTCTTCACAGGTAGTTCAAAAGGATGGTGTTAAAATCAGGGCCGTAAGTTCCGATAGTGGAAGAGGTCTTAAAATTAAAAGTAAAAAATAAAAAAATAAATAAGTTATGGCAGGTTCAATTCAGGCAACCCCAGGATTCGATTTACAACCATCGGCTCAACAGGTGCCATTGGCAACAAATTATATCACAAACTTTGATTTCTTAAATCAGTATCTTCCTGATACGTATGAGAAAGAGTTTGAACGATACGGAAACCGTACAGTAGGTTCATTCCTTCGTATGGTAAGCGCAGAGATTCCATCTTCATCTGACCTTATTAAGTGGGGTGAGCAGGGAAGACTGCATATTAAATATACAAGTGTAGGTACAGCAATTAATGGTGCTGACCAGGATGAAGCAACATTTCAGGTGAATGATACAGGTAATCCTGCTTTCACATCAACTAATGGTATCGCCTTACGACTAGGGCAGACTGTTGTGGTTTCAAGAAATGATGGTTCAGGAGAAAATAAAGGAATCGTTATTGCAGTAGATTTAACGAATAATCAATTTGATGTAGCTTTCTATGATGCGACAGGACTTCCAGGTGGTACAGGTACAGGTGTTGGTAATGCAGATGTAAGCGTTTTTGTTTACGGTTCTGAATTTAAGAAAGGAACGGCAGGTATGTCAGGTTCATTAGAGGCTGATGATAATATCTTTGAGAACTCACCAATTATCATAAAAGATAAATACTCTGTAAGTGGATCAGATATGGCTCAGATCGGATGGATCGAAGTTACTACTGAAAACGGAGCATCAGGTTACTTATGGTACATGAAGTCTGAGCATGAGACACGGCTAAGATTTGATGATTATTTGGAAACTTCATTAATTGAAGCAGTTCCTGTAGAGGCAGCATCAGGTGTTGCAACTCAGACTACTTTCACTGATGCAGGTGATAAAGGATCGGAAGGTGTATTCTATGTAGTAGGTAGTAGAGGTAATATTTGGACAGGTGGTAATCCAACTACCTTAGCTGATTTTGATACCATCATTAGCCGACTAGATAAGCAGGGTGCAATCGAAGAGAATGTACTATTTCTTAATCGAACTTTTGGTTTTGATATCGACGATATGTTGGCATCTCAAAACTCTTACGGTGCGTCAGGAACTTCTTACGGTTTGTTTGACAACGATAAAGACATGGCTCTTAATTTAGGTTTCTCAGGATTCCGAAGAGGTTATGACTTCTACAAAACAGATTGGAAATACCTTAACGATCCTACTATGCGAGGTGCAAATGCAGTTGGCGCAGGTTCAGGTTCAGTGAATGGTCTATTAATTCCTGCAGGTACAACTTCGGTTTACGATCAGGTAATGGGCAAGAATGCTAAACGACCTTTCTTACACGTTAGATACCGAGCTTCTGAGACAGAAGACAGACGATACAAAACATGGATCACAGGATCTGCAGGAGGCGCACGAACAAGCGACTTAGATGCAATGGAAGTAAACTTCCTTTCTGAAAGATGTATGTGTACTATGGGAGCAAATAATTTTGTGTTATTTGAAGACTAAATAGTGTGTGGTGGGAGTGGATTTAAAAGTCCACTCCTTCTTTTTATTTTTTAAAAATCTAATCTAATATAATGAAACAAGAAGACAAGTATAAAACAAAGGTCTATAAATTACTAAATGGTAGAAGACCATTATCTTTTATGATTCCTACGAGGAATACCAATAGAAGCCCCTTATTATATTTCGATACAGACAAAGGATATAACAGGGCATTGAGGTATGCGAGGAATCAGAAATCACCATTCGAAGACGAGCAAGATGGCAATGCTATTATAGAAGCTATTATTTTTGAAGACGGAATGCTTACCGCTCCTGCTAATAATCCTGTTCTGCAAATGTTCTTAGATTACCATCCTTTGAATGGTAAAAAGTTTGTTGAAATAAACAATAAGAAAGATGCACAAGAGGAAATAAACCTAATTGATGCAGAGATTGAGGCGTTAAATACTGCTAGAGATCTACAGACTGATCAGTTGGAGTTAGTAGGAAGGGTATTATTTGAGAAGGATGTAACACTTATCGACACTGCAGAGTTGAGGCGTGATATATTGGTATTTGCTAGGAGAAGTCCAAAGGCTTTTTTAAATGCATTATCTAATCCTTCATTGAAATTACAGTCAAACATTCAAAGATTCTTTGATAACAGGCTTATAGGATTCCGAAATAAAAAACGTGATGTTTACTATGACTTACCAGGCAAGAAAACGAGGATGACAGTTATCCCTTACGGAGCAGAACCGCTACCATATTTAAGTGAGTGGTTTAAAACCGATGAAGGTATTCCTGCTTTAGAGTTTTTGGAGAGTCAGTTGGAGAAATAATTTTTTTCATGATTTCGTTTAGGAGGTAGGGGATTTCTGACTCCTACCTTTTTTTTTGCTTATCTTTGTATCTATAACAGATTACAATGATTAACTCAGTTAGGAATACAGTACTGTCTATACTAAATAAAAATAACTA